AGGTCTTGGGTTATTTACATAATTTAAAACATAATGTCATCACAAAAGCCTGTTTGGGATATTTTGTCCGAAGACCAACTCAAAGAGACTTTGGCTCTTCAGGAAAGATTGTTGCAAATCGACAAAAGAGAACAGGCACAAGGCGATTTCTTGGATTTTGTTAGGCTAATCTGGGAAGATTTTATCGAAGGTAGGCATCATAAGGTTTTTGCTGAAAAGCTACAGGCTGTAGCGGATGGCAAAACAAAAAGATTGATTGTAAACATGCCACCGAGACATACAAAAAGCGAGTTTGCTTCTTATTTGTTTCCAGCTTGGCTGATTGGCAAAAAACCAGATTTAAAAATTATACAAACAACACATACCGCAGAGCTGGCTGTGCGTTTTGGTCGTAAAATGCGTAACCTGATGGATTCTATGGAATACAAAGACCTGTTTCCAAAAGTTACTTTGCGAGCTGACAATAAATCAGCAGGAAGATGGGAAACNGAAGAAGGCGGTGAATATTTTGCTGTTGGCACAGGTGGAGCTGTAACTGGTCGTGGTGCTGATTTGTTGATAATTGATGATGTCCACTCAGAGCAAGATGCCTTGTCTCCTGGTGCATTAGAGCAAGCATATGATTGGTATTTATCTGGTCCAAGACAAAGATTACAGCCTGGTGGCGCTATTGTGATCGTAATGACCAGATGGAGCACTAAGGATTTAACAGGAAGATTGCTTAGTAAACAAACAGGAGAATATTCAGACAAATGGGAAGTGGTTGAGTTTCCAGCTATTTTTCCAGAGACAGGAAATCCGCTTTGGGGAGAATTTTGGAAAAAAGAAGAATTATTGGCGGTTAAAGAATCGCTTTCTGTAGCTCACTGGAACGCCCAATGGATGCAACAACCAACTTCCGAAGAAGGAGCGATTATAAAAAGGGAATGGTGGCGATCTTGGGAAGGAGAGACAATACCTCCAGTTGAATATATTATTCAAAGCTATGATACTGCTTTTTTGAAAAAAGAAAGCGCAGACTATTCAGCAATAACAACTTGGGGTGTTTTTTATCCAAATGAAGACGAAGGCGCTTCANTGATATTGATGGATGCAAAAAGAGGTCGTTGGGAGTTTCCAGAATTGAAAAAAATTGCTGCAAAGGAATACCGTTATTGGGATCCAGAAATGGTGATTATAGAAGCCAAGGCTTCGGGGCTTCCGCTTACCCATGAGTTAAGACAAATAGGTATCCCAGTGGTAAACTTTTCTCCATCAAGAGGCAATGATAAACATGCTAGAGTCAATGCTGTAGCTCCAATGTTTGAATCTGGACAGGTTTGGGCTCCAGTTCATTTTAAGTTTTCGGAAGAAGTAATTGAAGAATGCGCAGCTTTTCCATTTGGCGACCACGACGATTTTGTGGACAGCACAACACAAGCCTTGTTAAGATTTAGGCAGGGAGGATATTTACCATTGCCAAGTGATTACAAGGAAGATGAGTTTCCACCACAGGCAAGAACCTATTATTAAAAATGGCTGACAATATTGATAAAAGAATAAACGGAGCTTCAGAAGAGATTGAAGATCTCCAAATAGCTCCTGAAATGATAGAGTTGCCAGATGCTGATCTTCTGGAAAATGCATTAATACAGATGCAGGAAGATGGTAGCGCCATTCTTGGTGCAGAAATGGGTGGTCGCGAAGAAGTCCCATTTGATGCAAACCTGTCTGAATATATAGACGATTCTGAGTTAATGGGCGTTGCTTCTGGTCTGATTGCTGGCATTGAAGAAGANAAATCTTCTAGGAAAGACTGGGAAGAAACATACAGCAATGGCATAAAACTGCTTGGTTTTAAAAACGAAGAAAGATCCCAGCCATTTGAAGGATCTTCAGGAGTTCATCATCCACTTTTAGCAGAATCCATAACACAATTTCAAGCTCAAGCATACAAAGANCTGTTACCAGCATCGGGACCAGTCAAAACACAGGTTATAGGTGTTGCAACTGGAGAAAACACTGCGCAAGCAGAGCGTGTTAAGGAGTTTATGAACTACCAAATCATGCATGTGATGGAAGAGTATGATCCAGAGCTTGACCAGCTTCTTTTTTATTTACCGCTTTCTGGTAGCGCATTTAAAAAGGTTTATTATGACCAAACCATGGAAAGAGCTGTTTCAAATTTTGTGGCAGCTGAAGATTTGCTTGTTCCATATACAGCAACCGATCTTTTAACCTGTTCTAGAATCACTCACATTGTCAGAATGCTCGATAATGAGCTCAAAAAACTTCAAGCATCTGGTTTTTATAGAGATATAGAAATTAATCCAGAAGTAAACACTTCTTCTGGTTTGGAGGTTCAGTCTGCAATTGATGAAGCTCAAGGAGTTGAGCCAACTGGTGTTTCCGACCAAGAATATGGCTTATATGAAGTTCATACCGACCTTGATCTCCCTGGCTTTGAAGATGTCGATCAAAACGGAGAGATGACTGGCATAAAACTGCCCTATATCGTTACTATTGACGAAGATAGCACAAAAATTTTATCGATCAGGCGAAATTGGGCTCAAACTGATCCTCGTCGCATGAAAATACAATATTTTGTGCATTACAAATTTTTACCTGGTCTTGGTTTTTATGGTTTTGGTTTAACCCACATGATTGGTGGCTTAACCCAGTCATCAACGTCTATTTTAAGGCAGTTGATTGATGCTGGAACACTTGCAAACCTGCCAGCAGGCTTTAAAGCCAGAGGCATAAGGGTCAGAAATGAAGACGAACCACTGCAACCTGGTGAATTTAGGGATGTTGATGCTCCAGGCGGAAGTTTGCGTGATGCGCTCATGCCATTGCCATTTAAAGAGCCATCAGCAACATTATTGAACCTTTTGGGCATTTTNGTCGATTCTGGAAGGCGTTTTGCGTCAATTGCCGACATGAAAGTGGCTGATTCCAACCAAGCNATGCCTGTTGGAACCACTGTTGCCATGCTGGAAAGGGGAACCAAGGTCATGTCCGCTATACATAAAAGGCTTCATTACGCACAAAAGGTTGAATTTAACATTTTAGCTCGCGTTTTTGCTCAATATTTGCCACCAGAGTATCCCTATCAGACAATTGGCGGTCAACAGCAGATAAAAGCTATGGATTTTGATGATCGTGTTGACATTGTTCCTGTCTCCGATCCAAATATTTTCTCAATGAGCCAAAGGATTATGATGGCGCAAACCCAACTACAGCTTGTTCAGTCAAATCCAGAAGTTCATGGTCCACAAGGAATGTATCAGGCTTACAAGCGTATGTATGAAGCATTGGGAGTGCAGGATATTGACTCTATTTTATCGCCACCGCCAGAACCAGAGCCCAGTGATCCAGCTACAGATGCTCAAAACATTCTTAAAGGTCAGTCTGTTCAGGCTTTCCCTGGTCAGGATCACGATGCTTACATTCAAACATACATGTCTGTTTTACAAACGATGCCAGCACAGTCCAATATGGCAATTTACTCAACTTTGGTGTCGCAGATGTATCAACATGTGTCTTTAAAGGTGAAAGCTACTATAGAACAGCAAATGCAACCCCAAATACAGCAGATTTTAATGCAAAGTGGTGGTAATATGACNCCAGAAATACAAATGAGCATCAAAAACATGATTGATAATGCATCCAGCCCCATCATTGCACAGGAAATAACGAAAATTAACCAAAATATAGCTCCACCACAACAGGAAGACCCATTGGTAACGCTTAGAAGGCAGGAATTAGCCATTAAAGGAGCTGATCTTGAGCGCAAAGCTCGCGAATTTGACTCAAAACAGGGTGTTGAAGTTGAAAAAATAAGAAGTGGCGAACAAATATCAAGAGAAAAAATGGGCTCCCAAGAACAAATAGCAGACGACAAGATAGATGTTGCGCTGGAAAGACTTGACCAACAAGCTGATTTTAAAGANTCAGATATTAGACGCGGTAAATAATGGATCTAATTTCTCTTTCACAATTTATTTTTAAAATAATTGGAAATAGAAGAGATCAGATTGGNGATCTTCTTACGTCTGGAAATGTTAAAAATATGGAAGAATATCGCTCTTTGGTTGGCGAAATAATGGGCATGTCTTTTGTTGAGCAGGAGCTCAGAACTGTATTAAAAAATGCGGAGATGTTAGACGATGAGTAATGGATTGTTGGTTCCTACACATATAAAAAAGGAACAGGAAATAGTGAAACAGAGCGCTTTAAAACAAAAAGAACCGAAGGAAGAGCCAAAAAAAACTGTTGAAGAGGCTTATGTTGAGCCAGAAGAAAAGATTTTAGATCCAGACCTCTTATCAAAGTCATTATTGGAAAGAATGCCATCTCCTACTGGGTGGAGATTGTTGGTTTTGCCCTATAAAGGCAAAGCAGTCACTGATGGCGGAATTATGTTGACAGAAGCAACACTGGAGAAAAGAGCTTTAACAACAGTTGTAGCTTATGTTTTAAAAATGGGTCCTTTGTGTTATAAAGATACTAATAAGTTTGGTGCTGACACAAAATGGTGTCAGGAAAGAGACTGGGTTTTGATTGGTCGTTACTCAGGAGCCAGATTTAGACTTGAAGATGATGCGGAAGTTCGTATTATTAATGATGATGAGGTTTTAGCTACCATACTAAATCCTGATGATATAACACATGTCGCATAAATATGCACATGCAACCATGGAGAAATAACCATGCCAGAAGCAGTTGAAAAACAAAAAACAGAAGCCGAAGAACTAATGATCGCTGTTGGTGAAGACGAAAAAGAAACCATTGTTTCTTTACAAGAATCAAATATCACTACAGTCGAAGATCAAAAAATACCTGAAACAAAAGAAGCTAATGGAGACTCTCAGCCAGAAGAAGAGCTCGAAAGTTATTCTAATAATGTCAAGAAAAGAATTGACAAACTTACCCGCAGGCTAAGAGAGACAGAACGAAGAGAAGCTACAGCCATTGAATATGCCAATAATGTAAGATCTGAGATTGATGCAATAAAATCTAGGGCAACCACCTTGGATCAAAATTATATTTCTGAGTATGAAAACAGGGTTACTGTTCAAGGACAGGCTGCCGAAAAAGAGCTGAAAAATGCGCTTGATTCTGGAAATTCAGAACAAATTATCGCAGCGAACAAGGTTTTAGCTCAAGTTGCTGTTGAAGAAGAGCGCATTCGTATGACCAAACAGCAACAAGAAGTACAGAAACAACAACAAGAAACCTATGCAAAAATGGTTCAACAACAACAAGCAGGTCAAGCTAACAACATGCAAGCGCCAAATATACAAGCACCAAACCAACCAGTGGATCCAAAGGCTGAAGAATGGGCTCGTAAAAATGACTGGTTTGGCGCTGATGAGGTTATGACTTATGCATCTTTTGGCATTCATGCAAATCTTATAGAGAAAGAAGGATTTGACGCAAACTCAGATGAATACTATGATGAAATAGATAAAAGAATGCGAACTGCATT